CAAAGAAGTTCATTTGTTATAAGATCATCAGAACCAACACAAAGAACATAATCACATGATAGTTGATTTGCAACAATTGTTGTGGCGTTCATTTTTGTTGCAAGTGGATCATTGTCAATTTCAATATAAATGAATCCATGTTTTTCAACCATCTGTTTTGATTTCGTGCCTTCAGAACCTGAAACAATCACAATTATTTCCAAATCAGGATGCTTCAATTTCTTGGTTGCAATAGCAAACATTTCAAAAATTTCAGGACGTTTCCAACATGCGGTGACAATTGCCAATCTTTTTTTCCATTTTGGAAGATTATTTAAAGATGAATTATTTATTACAATGGTTTGTTCTATTTCATCTTCAATGATTAATTCTACTGAATCTGATTCAGCAATAAATCCATTTAGAATTAAAGATGGAATGTTTGCACGTAGAAAAAATGTTTCTGGATATATTTCACCACGCTTCAAGATTTTACCACCTCTTGAACTAACTGTTTCGTGTTTTATGATGTATGATTTCATTTTAAAACGGTTGTATAAAAATTAAATGATTCTTGGTCCATGTGTTTTTTTAGAAATAACAATTCAGAATCATCATTCACATATCTATGAAGGTAATCAATGTGATTTCGTCCACCACACAATCCAACACCGTGTTTGATTCCAATTGAAATTATTTCTTCAGGTTTAAAAAGTATTCCTTTTAAAGTTTTCCATAAATGTAAATCTGTATATGGTTCATGATCCACGCACCATGTAAAATCTAAATCAGCTTTTAGAAGTGTATTCATTGCTGATGCACGTCTTGAATGATTCATCATCAGGTGTGCATTTATTCCAATATGATAATAAATTGTGTAATTGGTCCCCAATATATCAGGTTTACCAGATTCAATCCATTTATTCACCATTATTTCAATGTAGGTTGGTGAATAGTAATCATCATTTTCAATTAATAGAATACAATCAAAATTTTTGTTTCTGAAAAATTCATATCCTATTCTGTAACGTTGTGTAATATCCACATTATGATTCAATGGTTCGTAACCCACAACATGAATGACTGCCTTCATTGTTTGGTTTTCCATCATTCTTTTACAGTTGTTCAAGAATTTTGGGCGGTCATTTCTATCTGGTATTAAAATTCCTATTTTCATAAAAACAAAAATATAAAAAATTCCGTAATTAAAAAGAAATATGTGAATATCATATATTTTTGCTTCAAATAAAATTCAAATAGATATGGCTAGTGATGCAGTAGGACAAGAAAGAATTTCACAAGTAGTTGGTTATAAAATTACAAAAGGAAATTTTAACGAAAACACACCTAATCTTCCGCAAAGGGTGGTGATTATTGGTGAAGCCAATGATGCAAATCAAGCTGGCTTGGTTCTTGAAGAAACTGAAATATTATCGGCACAACAAGCTGGTCAATTATATGGTTTTGGTTCACCGTTATATCTTGCAATGCGAATTTTACGCCCTTTAAATGGTGGCGGTTTGGGTGGAATTCCAACATTTGTTATTCCTCAAGAAGCTGCGGTTGGTGCTGTTGCAAAAGTTCTTGAATTAACACCAACAGGTGTTGCAACAGGAAACGGAACGCACACTGTTATTTTGAATGGTAGATCTGGACTTGATTCTGTATTCTACAATTTCAGCATTATATCTGGTGATACAACAGCAGATATTACAGCTAAAATCGGAAACGCAATAAACAATGTTCTTGGTGCGCCTGTTACAGCATCAGCAACAGATTATGAAGTTACATTAACTTCAAAATGGAAGGGTTTAACATCAAATGATTTAAATATTTCTATTGAAACAAACGGAAATGATCTTGGAATTACATACACAACAAATGTAAATGCTGCTGGTTCTGGAACACCAACAATTCCTTCTGATTTACTTGGTTCTGAATGGACAACAATTGTTTTAAATACATACGGAACTGTTACAGCGGTTATGAATTCACTTGAATCAATCAATGGTATTCCTGATCCAACAAATCCAACTGGAAGATTTGCAGCATTAGTGATGAAACCATTTATTGCATTAACTGGAAGTGTTTCAGCTGATCCATCAGCAATAACAGATGCACGTCTTGATGATGTAACAATTGCGTTATGTCCAGCGTTTGGATCAACTGGTTTTCCTTTTGAGGCTGCTGCAAATATGTGTTCATTGTTTGCACGTCAAGCAAATGACAATCCACATTTGGATGTGTCTGGTATGTCATATCCTGATATGCCTGTTCCAACATCACTTGGGACTTCTGGAACATATGATTTTAGAGATTCAATTGTAAAAAAAGGATGTTCAACTGTTGATTTGGTTGCTGGTAAATTCAAAGTAATGGATTTTGTCACAACGTATCATCCAATTGGTGAAACACCACCACAATTCAGATATTGCCGTTCATTGTCAATTGATTTCAATGTTCGTTTTGGATATTACCTATTGGAACAAATAAATGTTGTTGATCATGCAATTGCTGGTAATAGCGACATTACATTTGCTTCAAAAGTTGTTAAGCCTAATCAATGGAAATCAATCTTATTTGGTTATGCTGATAATCTTGCAGGGCGCTCATTAATTGCTGATACTGCATTCATGAAGGAATCAATTGTTGTTAATTTATCAACTGTGAATCCTGATAGATTTGAAACATTATTTAAATATAAAAGATCAGGTTTCATTAGAATTGCATCAACAACTGCTGAAGCTGGTTTCAATTTCGGTTCAAATTAATTTTAAAACAACAATAAAAAATAATTATGGCTAGTCACGGTGATATTATAGAAATAAGATTTAACCATCCATCAGTTGGATCAGGTGTTTTTTATCCAAAATCAAATGAAGGAAACAAATTTGATCCAGGAGGAATAAGAAACAATGATGATGCAAATGGGATTACTGCCGCTGGTTCTATTATGTATCAAAAGAACCGTGTTATTGGTTCAATTGAAGCTATGATTGAAAATGACAATCAAGTAAGATTGGATGCTGAAAAGGTTGCGGAACTTCAAAAAGAAAGTTTAGAAGCTGTTTGGACTGTTACCATGATAAACGGAACTGTTTGGAAGGGAACAGGCGCACCAGTTGGTGATGTTTCTGTTGATGTAAACGCTGGAACATTTACTTTGAAGATTGTTTCAGGTGGCTTTGAAAAAATAGCATAAAACGCACCATAATACACAACAACGTATTATAACACACCACAACAAAACCAAATAATAAACCAAATAAACCAAAACAAAATGGGATCAGTAAGCAAGGAAATTGCAATTCAGGACATCACAAGATGGTTGGATGCTAAAAAAGTACGTGACACAAAGAAAATTGAATTTAAACAGCACATTGATTCATTGATTTCAGCTGTTGAAGATGGTTTGATTTCTGTGAATGAAGATGGGACAATTACACAAGATTTATTGTGGCCAATTGGTGAAAAGGAAATTTCAGAATTGAAATACAAAATGCGTTTGAATTATGAAATGGTTAAACCATATCTAAAAAACATTCAAGCTGATAATGGAAGTGAACGTTTAATTGCGTATGCATGTGCATTAACTGGTGAATCAATTGGAATATTGAATAAACTTGATTCTGAAGATAGTGTCATAATGCAATCAATAGCGGTTTTTTTTCTCTAGATATTGATATTGATGTAATGGTTAAAACGGTGGTAAGATATCACCATTGGACACCAGAAACAATTTTAAATCTGTATCTTGATGATGCAGATTTTTTTGGTTTGGAATATTGGCACAATGACGTTGTTGCGGTGCTTAATGAATTAGAACAAAACTAAAATAACATTCAAAAAATGAAGTTTGTAATTCCTTCAATATTTACTGCTGTTGATAAATTCACTGGACCATTGTCAAAAATGTCTGGTAGTGCTTCGCAATTTGCAAGTAAACTTGATAGGGACTTCAGAAAGGCAGGACAAACAGCATTTTCAATTGGAAAAAGTGCAGGAATGGTCGGATTGGCTATTGCAGCACCATTAGGATTGGCGGTTAAACAAGCTGTTGATTTTGAAGATGCAATGTCTGATGTTGGAAAAACCACTGGATTAAGCGGAAAAAAACTTGAAGATCTCGGAAGCTCCATTTTATCAATTTCAGGAAAAACAAGAACTTCAATTGATGATCTTGTGAAGATTGGTGAAATTGGTGGACAACTTGGTATTGCTTCAAAAGACATGGTTTCATTCATTGCATCAGCTGATAAATTCAATATTGCATTGGGTGCTGATTTTGCTGGTGGTGTTGAAGAAGCCGTATCATCTGTTGGAAAAATAAAAGCATTATTTGGTGATACTAGAAATTTAAATATTTCTGATGCTATCATGAAAACAGGATCAGCAATCAATGAACTTGGTGCTGTTGGTGCTGGAACATCAGCAAACATAACTGATTTTACATTAAGATTAGGTGCGCTTCCAGATGCATTGAAACCATCCATTTCAAATACATTAGCATTAGGAACGTTCCTGGAAGAATTAGGAATAAACGCCCAAATTGGTTCGGGTGGTATGACAAATTTTCTTTTAGTTGCAGGTCAAAACATTGGTGGATTTGCAGCACAAATGAAGATTTCATCTGTTCAAGCAAAAGCATTATTAAAACAAGATCCAACAGAATTTGCAAAGAAGTTTGCAACAACGTTCAAAGGAATGGCCCCTGAATTAATGGCAAAGAAACTTCAGGATTTAAAACTTGGATCACAAGAAACAATCAAAGTAATTGGTGCACTTGGATCATCAACTGAAAGATTAACAAAACTACAAAAAGTTGCAGCAGGATCATTTGGAAAAGGGACAAGTTTGCAAACTGAAGCCGCAAAGAAAAATGAAACAATGGCTGCTAAAATGGCTATTTTAAGAAACAATGTAAAATCATTATCCATAACAATGGGTAATGCATTGTTGCCTGTGATTAATTCTGTTGTTGAATCTGTTATGCCATTTGTAAAAAGCATTGCTGATTGGATTGGTAGAAACAAATCATTATCAGCAACAATAATCAAAGTTGTTGCAGGGGTTGGAGTATTAGCACTTGGAATTTCAGGTGTTGCATTTGCTGTTGGAATATATCAAAAAGCTGTTGTCATTGCACAAGCTGTTCAATGGGCATGGAATGCGGCAATGGCAGCAAATCCAATTGGACTTCTTGTGCTTGGAATTACAGCGGCTGTTGGTGCTGTTTATTTGCTTACAAAAGCATTCAGCGCAATGAGTACAGCAGAATCAATTGGAAATGAAGTAAGGGAGCGTGCATTGGATAAAACTATTGATCAACGTGTTGAAATAGTTCAATTATTTGGTGCATTAAGAAATGCAAAAGCTGGAACAGATGCATACAATGAAACGTTAAAGAAAATTGATGCAATTCAACCAGGTATAACAAACAAATATAATCTTCAGGCTGGTGCATTAAGAAACATAAATGCAGCCGAAAAGGAATTAACAGCCAGCATCATGAAACGTGCTGAAGCTGAAGTTCGTGCAGAAATGCTGAAAGAATCCATCAAGGAAAAAATGCGTTTGCAACAGGAAGGACCAGGATGGGTAAATCAATTATTAGGAAGTGGAATTGCTGGTGGCGCACAATTTTTGCAATCACGTGACATTGCAGAACAGCAACAAAGAATTAATGTTTTAAGCACTGGTGTTGCAAAGGACCAAATGCAAGCTGCCAATCCTGAAAAGGCAAAACAGAATGGAATCATAAACAGATCTGAATCTGTTGAAAAACAAAAGATACAATTTGAATTCTTAGGAATGCCAGATTGGATGCAACCAACAGTTAGAAGTTCAGCAAAAGCATTGCCAAAATTATCAACAACATCATAATGGATTTATTAGTAATTGAAACAGGAAATGGCGGTGATATTGTTCTAAATGGAAATGATTTGGTGACAATAAATGGTTTTGAAAATATGCCATATATTGGAATGTTTGGTGGTAACGTTGAACAATCCACAACCCAGAACCAAACTATCATTGCAGGCGAACAACAGTTTGATTGGTGGGGCAATTCGTTGTTGATGTTTAATAATCCAATCATTCAATATAATTCAACACTTGAAAGAATTTTAAAAACTATTTCAATCACATCATCAGCACGTGAAACAATAAAGCGTGCTGTCATGGAAGATTTAAGATTTTTTCAATCAATTGGAAGATTAACTGTTGATGTTTCAATAACTGGAATTGATAGAATACATATTTTAATCCGTATTCAACAACCAAATAATGTGACATTAAATGAATTTTTATATATTTGGAATTCAACAAACGAAGAATTATCAATGCCTGAAATTCAAGGAATTGAAAACGGAAATGGTGTTGCATTAAATGACATTATAAATTTTGAACTATAATGGCTAGAGTAACATTTGAAGATAAAGAATCAACTAGATCATCTAGTTTGCCAGCAAAGAATCAAATCAATGCTGTTGATATAAATGAAATCAAAACATCTATCAATACATTATATGATGATGTTGATGGACTTAATACTGATGTTGATGCAATTCTTGGTTACGCAATGTCTGTTCAAGCTGAATTGGATAATAAGGTAAATAAAAATGCAACAATAACACCAGGAACAAAAACAAAATTCGTTTATGATTCAAAAGGTTTAATTCTTGCTGGATATGATGCAACGCTTGCTGATTTTAATGGTGATTCAACACACAGGGTTGTAACAGATGCGCAAATTTCAGCATGGAATGCATTAGTTGGTGGATCTGTTTTTCAAACAGTATGGAATGCAAACACCAATATACCTACATTATCAAGTAGTGTTGGAACAAAAGGATTTTATTATATTATTGATACTATTGGATCAACAAATTTAAATGGAATTACTGATTGGAAAATTGGTGATTGGGCTATATTTGACGGCACTGTTTGGCGTAAAGTTGACAATACAGATGCAGTTTCTTCAGTTAATGGATTGTCTGGTGCTGTTAATTTAGACACGTCCAATGTTCCAGATACGTTAAACAAAAGATATGTTTCAGATGCTGATGTTATTGTTCTAGGAAATACAAGTGGAACAAATAGTGGTGATAATGCAACAAATACACAATACAGTGGACTTGCAGCAAGCAAAGAAAACACATCAAATAAATCAACATCAACTAGTGATTTTGCAAGTAATACAAAATTTCCAGTTTGGAATGCAATTGTTTCATATTTTTCAGATGTTCAGATAAGATCAATTCTTGGAATTAGCACATTGTCTGGATTAAACACTGGTGATGAAACAGCAGCTTCAATTGGTGTTATTGTTAATGGATCAAGTGCTGCAACACCAAATAATTCAGATTTAGTTGCAACAGTTGAAAGTTCTGTTGTAAAGAAAATCACATGGACAAATGTTAAAGCGTTTTTAAAAACATATTTTGATACTTTATATCAAACAATCATGGTTTCAGGTGTTGATATTAAAACGCTTGATGGTGTTTCATTATTGGGCGCTGGAAACATTAGTACAGGAACTTTAATTTCAGGACAAACAACAATCACTTTTGGTACAATAAACACTGTTGCAGTTGGTACAATAGCAAGTTTATTAATAACAAATTCAAATATTAAATCAATTTCTTTCATACCTTTTGAGACAGCAGAAACAAGTCTGGATGATTTTATTCTGAATGATATTTCAATTAATTTGCAAAATATCATTGATAATGTTAGTTTTGATATTCAATTAAAGACACCAACTGATGCTGTTGGTAATTATACAGTAAATTATTATATTCAAATTTTATAAATATGTCAACACAGATCAAGGATGCACAAGGTAATATTATTGACACCTTAAATAAAATAGGCGGTGAAACAATAACTGATGCGAGAGCAAACACAGTTGTTTTGGGTGCTTTAAATGCTGAAACAACAATTGATCTTGATGGGCAAACAATGGCTAATTTTGATGTTCGTGGAACGTTGTCATTGACATTAACACCGTCATATTCAGTTGATGGATCAAATTATATTGATTTACCTGTTTTTAATAGAGCAATAGAAGCATTCGCATTGAATGTTACAGTAATTGGAACATATCAATTTGAAATTCCTATTGGAGCAAAGAAAATCAGAATTAGATGTACAGCATATACATCAGGAAGTGCAACGGTTGCTTTAACTGCAAATATGGGCGCACAGTTGGTTTATACAAAAGATATTCCATTGACATCACATGTTACTGCAACAGGTGTTTCAGGTGCAGCGGTCACATTAACTTTGCCATCTGTAACAGGGTTAAGACACTACATAAGAAATATAAAAATCGAAAAATTTGCAGTTGCATTATTGGTGGCTGGTGCTACTCCTGTTATTGGGACAACAACAAATCTTGCTGGTTCTCGTGCTTATTCTTTTGATGCATCAGCACAATTAGCTGGTGTTATAATAAAAGAACGCGAAACATTTGATGGTTCACCATTAATGTCAGTAGCCGTTACAACTGCAACAACAATTGTTCTTCCAGCAACAACAAATGTTATCTGGAGGGTTTCATGTGATTATTATCTTGGATTATAATGGCTAGAGTAACATTTGAAAATAAAGAATCAACTAGATCATCTAGTTTGCCAGCTAAAAATCAAGTTAAAGATGCTGATTTAAATGAAATGAAAGCATCCATCAATGCATTGTATGATGAAATTGAACAGGATGACATTGACATTACTGGAAAAGAAGATAAGATAAACAAGGATGCAACAGGGGGTTATGTTGGTTTAACGCTGTTTAAAATAAATTTCAAGAACGCATTAAATACCATTACAAGTTTTTTTACTAACTCCAACACAGTTGCAAGGACGTACACTTTTCAAGATAGAAATGGAACAATTGCTGATGATACTGATTTGGCAGCAAAAGAAAATTCTTTACCAACTATGGCTGGTCAATCTTTAAAAGTTCTTCGAGTAAATGCATTAGAAACAGCTAAGGAATGGCACACAATTGAAAGTGGCTTAACAATAGGCACAACTCCAATAACTTCAGGTACAACAAAGCGTGTATTATTTCAAGATGGCTCTGTTGTTTCTCAAAGTGCTAATTTCGTATTTGATGCTTCTAATCAGTTAGTAATCGGAGGGCATACGGGAGGTTCTAGAATTGACGTAAAAGCAGGAGGAGCTTTGAGTACTGATTTAGGCTTTAGAGTTAGGAATAGTGCTGATACCGCTAATATATTAATGGTAAATGGAGTCGGTCAAGTTTGGTCGAATGGTAAAGGGGCACAAACACAAAATACGGGTTTCGGGCAATTATCTTTGAACAGTTGTACTACGGGAAACAATAACACTGCATACGGTTACAATGCACTTGCAACGGTCACAACTGGCACAGCAAATACAGCGATAGGATGTGCAGCATTACAACTTACAACGGGAGCAGAAAATACAGCTGTGGGATTTGCAGCTGGTCAACTAAATGCTGGAGGCTATTATAATACTTACTTGGGCGTTTCGGCTGGGCAATATGGAAGTACTGCTAGTGGTTGTACTTTTATAGGTTATGCAGCTGGTCAAAGTTCAAATGCCCAATACGGTGTATTTATAGGTTATACAGCAAGTATAACTGGTGGAAACGGAACGGTAGCAATAGGATATCTTGCAGGAGCAGGAACGGGGGCTCATAATCTTTCATTAGGGCAACAGTCAGGTTCAGGAATGACAACTGGTAGTTTTAACACGCATTTAGGATATAGAAGTGTAGCTAGTGGTATTACTACGGGCAATTATAATAATTTATTAGGCTCTGACATAGTTGTTGGTGCTGTTTCTAATACGGCAGTACTTGCCGATAATCAGGGCAATATTGCAATACGAAAAGATGCTAATCACTTTGTCGGAGTAGGTTACTCAGGAACTGCAACATTAGGAGCAAAACTAGACGTGAAAGCACAAGGTGCATTAGTTACTAATTTAGCTCTAAGAGTTAGAAACTCGGCAGATACGGATAATCTATTTGTAGTAAAAGGTAACGGAGTATTAAATGCTGCAAATCTACCGACGTCCGCAACGGGACTTGTAACGGGAGATATATGGAATAATTTAGGAATTTTAACAATAGTATAAAAAACAATGGGATTAATTATTAAATCAACAGAAACAAAAAAAATCCAAAGTCAGGGGTACGATGGACAAATAACAGAAATTGAAAGTGTGTACGCACGTTTAGAATTTGCTTGTAGACCGAATGGAACAACTATCGAGAGTGCATTTCCTTATATCTTTTTGAGTAAAGAAGCATTTAAATTGAACGCACCAACTATTCCAACGGATATTCCAACAAGTGCAAGTGGTGAAGTATTAGAACAATCTATGGTTACGGCTCACGAGGTTGCAAGAGATATGCTAGTGAAAGAAGGTTACGAAGTTATAATTGATTTGGTTTAATAACCGAATAACCTAAATATGAAATAAATGACAACAATTCCAACGCTTCAACAGCTTTATTCAAATGTTCTTGCTGATCTTGAATCTGAATTCAATGTTACTATTCCAGTAATAGGCAAATCATTTTTGCGTGGTTTGGCTGCTGTTCAGGCTGCTAAATTATGGTTGTCATATAAAGCGCTTGGAAATGTTCAGAAAAACACATTTGCTGATACTGCTGATTCTGAATCTTTGGGTGGTACACTTGAACGTTGGGGGCGTGTTAAACTTGGAAGAAATCCATTTCCAGCAATTTCAGGACAATATACAATTCTTGTTTCAGGAACAACAGGTGCTATTATTCCAGCACAAAGAACATTCAAATCTGATGACAGTTCTTTGAATCCTGGCAAATTGTTTGTGCTTGATGCTGATTTTACACTTGATGGAATCAATCTTATTGTTGTAAGGGCGCTTGAATCTGGTATTGATTCAAAACTTTCAATTTCGGACACATTAACATTAACAGCACCAATTGCATTGGTTGATCAAGTGGCTACTGTTACAGAAGAAACGATTCAACCACAAGCGCCAGAAGATTTGGAAGAATACCGACAAAAGATACTTGAATCATTCAGGCTTGAAGCACAGGGTGGTGCTGGTGCTGATTATCGTTTGTGGTCCGGTGAAGTTCAAGGTGTGAATCAATCATATCCATATGCAGTAAGTGGATTCTATGGTGAAGTAAATTTATACATTGAAGCAACACTTGCTGATTCATCTGATGGATTTGGAACACCAACACAACTATTGCTTGATGCTGTTCAAGAAAACATTGAAGTTCCAACAGTTGATTTGCCAGCAAGAAAACCACTTGGAACAAAAGTAAATTATCTTGCAGTCACACCACTTGAAATCACAATCAACATTTCTTCATTTGTAGGTTCAACACCAACCATTGAATCCACAATTGAAAATGCAATTATTGCAGCGCTCGAACTGATTAGGCCATTTGTTGATTCAATAGATGTTTTATCTGAAAAAAATGATATTTTTGATGTGAACAATATCATCAGTATTATTTTAGCAGCACAACCAGGTTCTATTTTTGGTGCTGTTACATTAACAGTTGATGGAAATGTTGTTAATACATTTACTTTTTTAAATGGAAATATTCCTTATCTTGGCTCAATTACTTACATTTAATGGGTTTAACTGCTAATAAATTAAAGGCATTAACAAAACAGCTTTATCCAACAGGACGTGTTTTTAAAATGCAAGAAGGATCAATATTTGATCGTTTGCATGATGCGTTGATACGTTCTGAAGAAAGATGTTTTGATGATATTGTTTCAACACTTGATTCAACACTTGCTGATAATGACAATTTTACGGTTGAAGATGCTTTAATTTGGGAAAATAGGCTTGGATTAATATCAAATGATTTAGTTCCTTTGGTTGATAGGAAACTGGCAATTATTAGAAAACTGAATCATCCTGGTTTAATTCATGCAAGGCAAAATTATTCATACTTGCAACAACAATTGCAATTGGCTGGTTTTGATGTTTATGTTTATGAAAATTTGTCGTTGGTTTCAATTGAATCAATACTTGCATTAAATGATTTAGCAATAAACGTTGGACAAAACAATATTGGTTCGTTCAATATTGGTGATACATACAGTATTTATGATGAATATTTTACGCAATTCAATGTTGGTTCATTCAATATTGGAAGTGCAAATGTGAATCAACAGGTGTTTAATAACAAAGTTGTGAATAGAATTAATTCTGATTTTGATTTATTATTCAATATTGGTTCAAGTTTACGTTCAACATTTTTCATTGGTGGAAATCCACTTGGATCATTTGCAAGTGTTGATCAGAATAGAGAAGATGAATTCAGGCAATTAATACTAAAAATAAAACCAGTTCAAACGGTTGGTTATTTACTAATAAATTATATTTAAAATGAAATTATTACAAGACAAATTAAGGGTTGCAGCACCAACAGCAGAATTTCCATATGGTGACATAATTGATGAAACGGGCGTTAATGATGGAACGGCTGCAAATAGATTATTTTTTTCTGATGGAATGCAGTTTTTCGAAAAGCTGATGGATGAAGCTGGAATTGTTCCAAATGGTGTTGCTGATAATGAATATGATGGATGGCAATTATTCCAAGCGTTTCAATCTGCAACCACAAAGAAATACACCAAAGAAATCACCACAGCATTTGATGGTGATGTTATTTCAATCACATGTGCTGAAATTGAAGCTGCATTTCAAGATGTAAACCCATTTTATGTTGGTGGAATTGGAACAGGAACTGCAACAAATTCATTTGCTGATTTTCATATTCAAATTAGATTCTTGGTAACTGGTGTTTGGTATGATTTACCAGTAACAAGTGGAACAGGTGGTGCAAATATTGAAACAAACAATACAACTGGGGACATTCAAATAACGTTTGATTTAGCTCCAATTGCACCTTCATTGTGTAGAATAGTTTTAATTGGTTAATTTTTATTTGTATTTATTAAAAATAAATACATATATTTGTGTAAACAATTAAAAATTTATATCATGAAAAAGTTATTATTATCATTATTAATCGTATTGCCATTATTTATTTCCTGCAAAAAAGAAGTTTATAAACCAGAAATTTATGTTCTTGAAAAAACTTCTTATTTTGATTCTGAAATAATTAAAATTGAAAGTGAATCATTTGATGGTTCAAGTAATGAATTCACAACTGAAGTTTGGTTTTACTTGGAATCAAAGTGGAATTTAATGGAATTAACACACTCGGTTGGTGGGGCAAATGTATCAACATTAGGAGGTGATGTGTTTGTTGTTATCAATATGCCACCATCAGAAAACGCAATACCAATAAAAATTATTCTAAAAAAATAATGCAATTAAATGTCAATGCTGATAATGTGATTATTTTCACAAACAAGCTAGAGAAAATGCACCGTTCTGCATTTCCTGTTGCTGTTCGTGGTGCATTAAATTCAACAGCATTTGACGTTAAAAAAAGAACAATTGCAAAATATGCCAATGAATCATTTACACAAAGGCAAAAGAATTTCTTCAAAGCAAATTCACGTGTTGAAATGGCACGTGGATTTGATGTTGATTCAATGGAAGCATCTGTTGGATTCATCCCTTTGAAGGGGACAAACAAGGCTGTTGATGATCTTGAACAACAAGAACATGGTGGAACAATACATGGAAGATCATTTATTGCAATGAACGCTGCCAGAACTTCAAATTCACCAAATAAAACAGTTAGAAGAAATGCACGTATTTCACAAATAAACAATATTACAAAACAAAGAAACGCAAAAGGTAAAACCAGCAAACAAAGATTCATTCAATCAGTTATTCAAGCTGGAAAAGGTGGACATGTTTTATCTGAAAATAATATTTTATTTAGGGTTGATTCAGAACGCAATTCTGTTGGGCGTTGGAAAATGACACCATTATATTCATTTAAAAAGAAACGTTCTGTAAAAGTTAATGCAACGCATTTCATGGAACGTGCATCAACTAATTCAGCAAAACACATTGATAGATTCTTCAAGATTGAAGCAATAAAACAATTTAGAAAATACACATAAATAATGGCTTGGATAGATCAGATTGATAACGGTATTGCAATTAAAACTGGTGATGGTAAAATTTATTATCCTGAATATTTTTTAACATCATTTGATGAAGATTTCAATATTGCAGAATTTAATTTTCCAAACATCAAAGGAACTTTAGTTGATAGGCGTGAACCTATTGGAAGAAAATATTCACTTGAAATTTTATTTCAGGGAACTGATCATTTAGATACTGCTGAAGAATTCAGAATTTCAACACATAATAAAAAATATTGGGAGGTTGCACACCCAATGTATGGAACAATATTTTGCCATCCAGCAACATTGAAGTATGATTCAACAGGCTTGAATACTACAAGAATAACCGGTGCAATGATTGAAACAATCATAACTGATGCACCAAGAACAACAATTGATCCTGTTGAAAAAACAAAAATTGATGTTGAAAATGTGAACCAAACATACACACCTAAATTTGAAGGTACAAGTATGTTTCCAAAGCATACTAAACAAATGACTGCTTCAGCAGAAAAGGTTTATTCAAAAGGATCTGAAAGTATAAAATCAGGTGATGAATCAAATAATTATTTCAATTTATTCAATAAAGCAAATTCAGCAATAGCAAAAGCCACAAATTATCCAGCAACAGCAATTGAAATAATGAAATCATTGATGATGTATCCATCATTATTTTCAGAATCAGTTCAATTCAGAATCAAGTTATTTGTTTCTCAAATCACATCGCTTCAGGCGCAAATCACAACGCTAACTGATAAGCAGTCTAAAATGATTTTTGAGAATGATTTAACAACTTTAATGCTCGGTTTGGTTCAATCATCTGTTACACCATTAAATTCAACTGATTATTCAAGTATGAATGATGTATTGGCCATTATTTCACAAATCACAACAACATACAATAGCATTATTGAAAGTTTGGATTCAATCCAATCATCCAATGGTGCTGAACCTGATTCATACATTAGTGATTATGAAAACATCACTGGAATTGATTCTGTTGTAAATTATGCTGTTTCACAATTGATGTTGATTGCACTTAATTCATCACAAGAACGCACATATATTTGCGATACTGATACAAATGTTTTAGTTTTGACACACCGTTTTTATGGAATATCAGAAGATCAGTCAACAGTTGATACATTAATCAGCAACAATAACATTGGATTGAATGAAATTTTACAGATTAAAAAAGGGCGTTCAATTAAATATTATGTATGATCCTAAAAATAAATGATAGAATACAAAACAGAACGGTTGATTTTTTCAATAGTTTTAGTTTAAACCTAGTTCATGATGCCATTGGTAGTTCATTTGGTTTTTCATTTTATTTTGATCCATACAATAAAGAACACAAAGAACTTGCATGTGTTTCACACTTCCATGAAGTGACATTGGAACATAACGGTGAATTATTGCTTACTGGCATTTTATTGATGCAAGGATTCAAACATTCATCAGTAAAAGAATTATGTTCATTTAGTGGGTATTCATTGCCGGGTGTTCTTGAAGATTGTGAAATTCCAACATCTTTATATCCATTGCAATCTGATAATTTGACATTAAAAGAAATTGCAGAAAAACTGATCAAGCCATTTGGATTGAAAATGGAAATTGATTCATCTGTTTTAGATAGGATGAACAAAAAATTTGACACATCAAATGCAAGTGAAACATCCACAATCAAATCATATTTAACAGAACTTGCAACACAAAAGAAAATTGTTATTTCACACAATGAAAAAGGTGAATTATTATTCACTGAATCAAAAACCAAAATAACGCCATTAATAAATTTTGATGGAAGGATTGGGAATGCAAATGGTGAAACAATACCAGCAACATCAATTGAAATGTCATTTGATGGACAAGGAATGCATTCACATATTACTTTGCAAAAACAAGCATCACAAGATGGTGGAAATGCTGGTGAAGCTGATATAAGGAATCCATATGTTATTGGATCTGTATTCAGGCCAACAGTAAAAACACAATCATCTGGTGATGATATTGACACAAGTCTTGCATGCAGACAAGAATTATCAAGGGAGTTAAAAGGATTGAAATTGACAATTACACTTGATAGATGGGAAGTTGGTGGAAAAATAATAAAACCAAACAACATTATCACAATAATAGATCCTGAAGTTTACATTTACAAAAAAACAGACTTCTTCATTGAATCAGTTACATTTGATGGTGATGAAAAAAAGAACACATGCACGTTGAATTGTGTATTACCAGAAGTTTATTCACAGCAAGTTCCTGTTTCAATTTTTTCAGGAATAAACCTACATTAACACATGAATTTAGTCACCATCATATCATCATCCTTTGATTCCTTCAATCGTTTGAAGGTGAAATTCCTTAGAATGGGAAAATCAGATGTGCGTGAATGTTTAGAAGTGTCACCATATGGAATTGATTCAAATCCAATCAAAGACATGATTGCATTGTATGGTCCAACTGGTGAAAATGGAAAAGACACAATTATTGGATATTTAAATAAAAACAGAATTGCTGAACCTGGTGAAAGTAGAATTTTTTCAACTGATGCTGAAGGTGTGTTGCAAACATATATCTTGTTAAAAAATGCTGATGGAATAATGGAAATTGGTGGAAATACTGATTTTATGGTTCGTTATTCTGAATTAGCAAGTGCATTTAATGAACTTAAATCAGATCATAACTCATTAGTAACTGCATTCAATGCACACATGCATCCAACAGCTGGTTCTGGACCACCATCACCACCAACACCAATTCCATCATCTATTCCAGCAACACCATCAAGTGCTGATATTTCAGGTGCTAAAATAGAAGAAATCAAAACATTATAATATATTTGCATTATGGCTGAAGTAATTTTCATTAAATTAACAAATTCAAATCTAATTTCATCAACAAAGATTGAAGAACGCATCATTGCAATTGATGAAATAATTGATGCATTATTAACAACGGCATTAACAACTGTTAATCAAGGCAATATTGCAGAATATGAACTTGATACAGGACAAACACGCAACAGGGTTAAATACAATTCTAGTGAGTCTGTAATGTCTGCAATTAACATGTATGAAAATTTAAGACAAAGATATGTCAATAAAATTTCACCAAGAATGGTGCGTTTAATGGATCAAAAAAACTTTAGAAGATAATGAACATAATTCAAAAAGGATTGCTTTTTTTAAGCAACATCACGGATGCAGAATTAATTGATAATTCACCACTTTACAAATCAAAGATTGAAGAAATTGAATCTAAAGCTGATGAATTTGAAAACAAATTTGATGAAGTTGTTCAAAAAATATCAGCAAATAGAAGTGGCGGTTCGTGGGGGCAATCATATTCTGTTTCATTTAATGGTGAAAAAAACATTGGTGAAATTGGTCCCATCATAAATTATCAACTTGATCACTTAAGATTAGCACAACGATCTTGGCAATCATTCCTTGAAAATGATATTTCAAAAACTGTATTAAAAAAATTCACACTTTGGATCATTGACAAGGGTTTGAAATTACAAGCAAATCCACTTCAGGTTGTATTGAAATCTGAAGGAATAAACATCAATGTTGAATCATTTAATGAAATTGCTGAAGCAAGATGGCTTGTGTGGTCCAAATCAAAAAATTCATCATACAGTAAAAACACTAATTTAAATGAATTAGCAAAAGAAGCATTCAAGCATGCTAAAATTGGCGGTGATGTTTTGGTGTTGCTTCGTTATGATGTTGAATCAAAATCTGTAACAGTTCAGTTAATTGATACATGCCATTTATTGTCACCATTAGTTGGTGATACAATTAGTGATGGAAATAAAATTGTTGATGGCGTTGAAATTGACAAGAATACAGGTGAACATATTGCATTCCATGTTAGAAAAAAAGGAACGTTTGAAACAGAACGCATTCCTGCAATGAGTGAAACACTAGGAATCAAAACTGCATTCTTGGTATATGGTGATAAATACAGAATGGACAACCAACGTGGAACACCAATCATTGCAACATCACTTGAAACACTTAAAAAAATTGAACGTTACAAAGAAGCAGCGGTTGGATCAGCTGAAGAACGACAAAAAGTTGTTTTTCAAATTGTTCATGATATAGGTTCGTCAGGTGAATCACCACTTGTTGATCAATTAGCACGTGCATTTGATCTTGATTCAAACGGTTCAAGCATTCCAGTTGACGCAACCGGACAACAAATGGCAAATACTGTTGCCACAACAACAGGAAAACAAACATACAACATGCCACAAGGATCTGAATTAAAATCTTTGGAATCAAGAAATGAAATGTTTTTTAGTGAATTTTACAGCACTAATGCAAACATTATTTGTGCTGCAATAGGAATTCCACCAAATGTTGCGTTTTCGCTTTACAATGATTCATTCAGTGCATCAAGAGCGGCAACAAAAGATTGGGAACATACAATTGAAGTTGAAAGAGATTATTTTAATTCACAATTCTACGTTCCAATTTATGCGTTTTGGTTGTTTATTGAAGTTTACAATAATAAAATTTCAGCACCTGGATATTTAGATGCCTGGTATAAAAAGAACTGGATGGTAAATGAATCATATAATAATGCACGCTTTACTGGTCCAATGTTCCCACATATAGATCCATTAAAAGAAGTTAATGCAGAACGTGCCAAATTGGGTGCATTGGCAGTCAATATTCCTTTAACTACGGTTGAACAATCAACTGAAGTTTTGAATGGTGGTGATTCTGATAGTAATGCATTGCAGTTTTCTGAAGAATTAAAAACAGCTGAACAATTAGGTTTGAAGGTAGTTCCAGTTGTGGTTCCTGGTTCAACAGTTTAAATTATTTTGTGTAAATTGTTTTTGACATATGAAGCAACTGTTTCACCTTCCTTCCATGCCTTGTTTTCTAGCTTAGAAATAATTGATTGATCGACATCTAATAATGAAATGTTTTTATTCTGAAGTTTAGGTTTTCCATTTTCTGAAATTGTCCTTAAATGTTTTTTCAAGAAAACACACAATACCATTCCATTTTCTTTTGCAAGGGTTTTCAATGAATCCTTCAGGTTTGCGTCAATGTTTGTGATTCTTATTTCTTGACCTGCATGATGGTTTTTTGTTGCCATTTATCTTTTTTCTTCAAATTTATAAAAAATTCCGTAATATGAAAAGGGTTTTATTTTAAAATATAATTTTGCTTCATATGAAAGAAATTTTATTATACGGTCCAATCTGGTCTGAATCATCATCAATCTTCATTAACGCTGTTAATGAATTAGAAGGTGATAATTTAACTGTTCGTATAAATAGCGGTGGCGGTGAACCAACTTATGGATGGGGAATGGTTGCTAAATTTGCTGAATTTTCAGGAACAAAAAAAGTAAAAGTTGATGGTTCTGCATATTCAATGGCAGCGTTTTTCTGTTGTTATGCTGAAGATATTGAATGTTTAGATGTATCACAATTCTTGATTCACCGTGCTGCAATGTCGCAATGGTATGAACAAGAATACATGAGTGATTCAGAGCGTGACAATTTAATAAACATTAATGTATCACTTGAAAAGGCATTCAGAAGCAAAATTGATGTTGCTAAATTTGAGCAAATAAAAGGTGTGAAAGTTAAAGACATTTTTTCTATGGAAAATAGAATTGATGTGTTTTTAACTGCAAGTGAAGCAAAGCAAATTGGATTAATTTCTAAAATCACAACAATCACACCAAAGAAAAAAACTGAAATAAATGCATCAATGAATCTTATTGCTGCATCTTATGGTTTTGACATCATGTCAATGAATAAACCAGCAATTGATTCTGCTGAAGAAAAAAAGGAATCCATAAAAAGCAATTCTAAAACCCAAATAAAAATGACAATTGAACAATTAAAAGCTGATCATCCTGAACTTTTTGTTCAAGTCACTGCATCAGCAATTAAAGAAGAAAAGGACCGTGTTGGTGCTTGGATGAAATTCATTGGTGCTGATGCTGATGCTGTTGTAAAAGGTATTGAATCAGGTGAAAACCTTGGACAAACTGCAATGGCTGATTTTACAGTTAAGATGATCACTAATGCTGGAACGGTTGAAAAAATCGGTGCTGAAGGTGCAGCAGTAGTAATTGAAACAAAAAAACCAGAAGGTGTTGAAAAAACGGCTGCTGAATTGTTTCAAGACAAAGTAAATGCTAGTTTAAACCCTGAAATTAAATAATTATGTCAACAGGAACGAATGTTTTAGCGACTGCAAATCAGTCAATAACAAATTATGATTCATCAAAAATTTTCCTTTGGGAAAATGAATTTATCAATGCTACTGTTGAAGCTGGTCAATATGATGATATATTACCAGGAACTTTAATGGGACGTGTTGCTGCAACAGGTATTGTTGTTCCTTTAGAATCAAATGCATCAGATGGTAGTCAATTTCCTTTAGGTATCTTGAATGGAACTGTTGTTGCAGGTGATTCAAAGATTGCTTCAATTTGTGTTTGTGGTGATGTTGATGAAGCATCAGTATTGTTCACAAAAGTTGGTGACACATTGAATACAATTGTTTCTTCAAGAATTTTGCGTGATAGAATCCTTGGTGATACAAAAGGAATCAATTTGATTGCTGCTGTTCAATTGTCAAAATTGGATAACCAATAATTAAATATTAATCAAAACAAAAATTTAAAAATTTAAAAGATGAAAAGTATTTTCACAATTTTAATGACATTCATTGCATCCTTGGTAATTTCAAGCGCATTGTTTGCAGGTCAAAATTTAGGCCTTACATTCGCTGGAATGGTTGGTGTTTCAGTTTTAGCACCACAAAGCATGACAGGATTTGCATTTGAAACAATTTCACCGCTTCAAGCACGTGGAATCTATACAGATACAATGATTGCAATTTTCCGTGAAAGAATTCCAGTAATGAGTTTTTTACGTTCGTTCTTCCCTGCAAGAACAACAATGACTAAATATGTTAGTATTGAAGTTCAACGTGGAACAGAACGTGTTGCTGTTGATGTTATGCGTGGAACAAATGGTAATAGAAACAAAAGTACATTGTCAACAATGAAAACGTTTTTACCTCCATATTTCAACGAATTCTTTTTAGCTAATGAACTTGATGTTTATGACCGTGCAATTGGTTCAACAGATCCACAAGCAATGGTTGATTTTTCACGTGAATCAGCACAAGAATTGGCAAAACTTAGAGATAAGATTGATAGAGCAGTTGAATTGATGTGTGCGCAAATCTTTGAATTTGGAATCATTACACTTGTGAATGGTGATAATGTTGATTTCAAAAGAAAAGCGGCTTCATTAGTTGCAAACGTTGCTGGAAATACTTGGGCAACTGGTACTGTTTCACCTTATGACACATTAAAAGCTGGTGCAAAGTTCTTGCGTGAAACTGGGAAAGTAATGGGTGCAAACTTCAATGTGATTTTGGGTGCAACAGCACTTGACAATTTCTTAAGCAACGCAATTGTTCTTGGAAGAAATGACATTAAGAACTTGACATTGGATCAGATTTCATCACCTGTTAAAAATGCAGTTGGTGCATCATATCACGGACGTGTAACTGCTGGTGCATACACATTTGATTTGTGGACATATCCTGAAGTATATG